CGCTCCGTGCGCATGATCGCGGAGGCCGCCGCCTCGATTCCGCTGCTTCTCTATGAGGGCACGACGGAGATAGAGGATCATCCGCTGATCGCGTTGCTCCGGCGGCCGAGCCTCGATCACACCGGCACCGACTTTCTCGAAGCCTGGTATGGTTTCCTACTCGTCGCGGGCAATGCCTACGTCGAAGCCGTGGCGCTCGACGGCGCGTTGCGCGAACTGCATATCCTTCGTCCTGACCGCATGAAGGTGATCCCGGGCATCGACGGGTGGCCGGAAGGATACGAATACACCGCCTGCGGACGATCCGTGCGTTTTGTCGATGATGTCGTCGAAGGTGTGCGCCCGATCCTGCACGTCCGCCTCTTTCACCCCGTCAACGATCACTACGGCATGAGCCCAATCGAAGCGGCGGCGACCGCGATCGATATTCACAACACGGCGTCCGGCTGGAACAAGGCGCTGCTCGATAATTCCGCGCGGCCTTCCGGGGCGCTCGTCTACGCCGCGTCGAACGGCCAGATGACGGACGACCAGTTCACGCGGTTGAAGACCGAACTTGAGACGAGCTTCCAAGGCGCGCGCGCCGCAGGGCGTCCGCTGCTTCTGGAAGGCGGGCTCGACTGGAAACCATTGTCGCTGACGCCGAAGGACATGGACTTCATCGAGGCGAAGAACGTCGCCGCCCGCGAGATCGCGCTTGCTATCGGCGTGCCGCCGATGCTGCTCGGCATTCCGGGCGACAACACGTATTCCAATTATCAGGAAGCACAGCGTGCCTTTTGGCGTCAAACCGTGCTGCCCCTGGTGAACCGCACAGCACGCGCACTCTCAAGCTGGCTAGCGCCAGCGTTTAACACAGGGCCCGTGCCCCGCGGCCGGCTCCGCGAAGCGGAGTCGCGGGGCACCAACATAGACCTCAAACCCGATCTCGATCAGATCGAAGCGCTCGCACCTGAACGCGACGCGCTGTGGAAGCGCCTCGAAAGCGCATCCTTCCTCACCGACGATGAGAAGCGCGCTGCAGCCGGATATGCAGCGAAGGGAGGCGGGCTCGCGGAACGCGACTCGCCGAGCACCAATGAAAATTCACTCAAATATCGCGAGGATCAACCGCGCGTTCCCGCAGGCCAATTAGACGGCGGCCGGTGGACGGACGGCGATCGCGTGGCAATGGGCAAGATTATCCAAGGCGCCGCCCGATACTTCTTGCGGCACCCAAAGGTTTTCAAGCCGGCGGAAAAAACGCTCGAAGATTTGTTGAAGCCCGGTGGAAAGGAGCCGGGTGTTCGTAATCCAGGCGTGCGTAAAGGAATCCGCACCATCGAGCAAAGCGAATTTGACAAGTTGAAGTCAGATATTCTCGATGGCGCAAAAGAGGTGACGCCTCCACAAGGCTACGATGGAAAGGCGTATCAGCGATTGGACGGTACTGTAGTTGGTGTTCGCCAAAGCGTAGAGAACGGTGAGACACTTGATGTATTAAAATCATCCGACGAAACCATTCTAAAAAACGGCTACAAGGTCCACAAAAAATGATTGATGAGCCACGAGATAAAGACTCCGGAGAGACGATTAGTGAGGCTATCTCTCAATATCCGCACGAGCTTGACCGCGACGCCGTAGGAATATGGCAGATTGTTCCCGGCGGCAGAATGGATTTCGGACTTTCAGGAGATGCACTAGCGGACTACGTTCGCCGCACTATCTATGCGCTTCTGGATGCGGGTGCTGTGCCGGTGCGGCATGTTCCGGGTAGTGGCTTTCGTTGGAGCCGCCAGACCCAATATGGCTTGACGCGAGAAGAAATCGCAGAAGCCATAATTGCGGAGTGGGAGCCCGTTCCGTATGACTCCTATTCGATGATTGAACATTGCCCGTGGTTTGCGAGGCCTCGGCCGAATGATCCGAATTATGTGAAGATGGATTGACTTTCTGAGGCGGAGCCCTGAACGCGACGCGCTATGGAAACGCCTCGAAGGCGCGAGCTTCCTCAGCGACGACGAGAAACGCGCGGCGGCGGGATATGGCGCGAAAGGAGGCGAGGGCCAGTCCATCCGCCCTTTTGAGCGCGGCTCGAAGTTCAATCCGTATCACGACGAACTCGGCCGCTTCACGGCCGGAGATGGTGCCGCTGCACTGGGAAGCGGTGCGGGCGACGGTCGCGTGCGCGTCGCGCAAGCTGATGGTTCTCGATGAGCGCTCAAAATGACGGGACTTCAAAAAATGGATGTGCCTGAAGAATTTAAGCATCTGACCCAATGTTTTTGGCAAGGAAGTGATCGGGAGGCTGAAGATGAGGATGACTGGATTGCTCGATCACTCCGCCTATGCGGAAAGAATGAGCAAGTCGTGGTGAAGACATTTCTCACGGACCTTCTTGCTCGAAACCCGAGTGTCGCAGAGTTGAAGAAAATCTGGCAGAGCGGCGCTCCAAGCTACGGCATTCACGACGAACATGCTCTCAGCTTCTTTCAGAAAATTCGCGATCTGGCGAACGGATGATTGCGGCCTTGGAAGCGCCACTCCTTTAGTTGCGCCGAGCGACTCTCCTTCGTCGAGCCGGCAGCTCGGCGCATGAAAGCACGAGCTTCCTCACCGATGATGAGAAACGCGCGGCGGCGAAAAATGCCAGCATCCGATGGGCTGAAACATAACCGCCGTACAAGACCGACGGCACCGCCCGTCGCATTGAATTCAAATATTGCAAGCATCTTTACGGAGCGCCCATGCACGCGACCGAACCCTTTCTGCTGCCTGCCTCGTTGTCGAAACGGAGCCGGGCGCTGCCGTTCGAGGCGAAGTCGCTCGACGACGGCGTGTTCGAAGGCTACGCGAGCCTCTTCAATCGCGAGGATCTGGGGCACGACGTCATCGTGCCGGGTGCATTTCGCGAAAGTCTCGCGAGCCGTGGCGCTCAACGCATCAGGATGCTGTTCCAGCACGATCCGGCAGAGCCGATCGGCGTCTGGGATGAAATCCGCGAGGACGCGCGCGGGCTTTACGTCCGGGGGCGCTTGATGACGGCAGTGGCGAAGGCGCGCGAAGTTCTGGCGCTGATGCGTGCCGGTGCGCTCGACGGACTGTCGATCGGCTTCAAAGCGGTGAAAGCGCGGCGCGATGCGGCGACGGGCGTCCGCCGCTTGGAGAAAGTTGATCTCTGGGAAATTTCCATCGTCACGTTTCCGATGCTGCCGGGTGCGCGGGTCGAAAGCGTGAAGGTGCGGCCGTTCGCAATCGCCGCGCCGACGGAACGGGAATTCGAGCGTTGGCTCACGCGGGACGCTGGGCTGACGCGGATGGAGGCGCGGGCGGTGCTCCGCTCGGGCTTCCACGGTCTCAAGGCTTTGCGGGATGCGGGCCGGACCTTCGACGACGCCGCCGCGCTGGCTTCCCGTTTTCGCGAAGCCGCGCGGCTGATTTCATCGTAACTCAGGCCACCTCTTTCTTGTCATCCCGGGCGAGCCATTCGGCGAGATCCGGGACCCAGGGCAACGGCCTTTGCCCGTGATCCTGGGTCCCGGCTCTCCGCTTCGCTACGGCCGGGATGACAAATTGGGACCGGCTAATGCAGGCAATGTAATCTCCCTCTCCCCATTCAGGTGCAGAGAATGGGGGGAGGGAATTCGCAACCCAAACAGGACAACGACATGACAGACACGACCTCCCTCGAAACGAAGGGGGCGGGCGGGGAAACCGCGCGCGCCTTCGAAGAATTTCTTGAAGCGTTCGAAACCTTCAAGGAAACGAACGATCAACGATTGGCCGAGATCGAACAGCGCGGCGCATCCGATGCGCTCGTTGCCGAGAAGCTGGCGCGCATTGAAGAAACATTGGAGTCGACCAAGCGCGTCGCTGACGGGCTGGCGCTTAAATCGGCGCGTCCGCATCTTGCAGGCGGGGCGATGACGGCAACGTCCCTCGCGCACAAGTCCGCGTTCGATGGCTACGTTCGTCGCGGCGACGCCTCGCGTCTCGCACGCATCGAAGAGAAAGCCTTGTCTGCCGGTTCGAACGCCGACGGCGGTTATCTCGTGCCCGCCGAAACGGAAGCCGCTGTCAACGGCGCGCTGAAAGCCATCTCGCCGATGCGCGCCATCTCCGGCATTCGC